CAATCGAAATAATTCTTCCATCACCTGGTTCACATCCGTAAGGCCCGAAAGTTTAATCTTTTTAGCTTTTATCTTCAGTTCCATCATCATAGGAGCCAAAAAATCAAAGTCCGGATGCTTACTATTCACCATTTTATTTTCATTCGAAAAGTGATTTGGCTTACAATAACAAATGGTTTTTTGTATTCTTTTTTTGCTATGAGAAATTTTCAACACCAACGGATAACCATCAGGTTTTTCAGCTCGATAATCCTGAAGCTCAAATTCAATTTTCATAATTGAGTTGCTAAAAAGTTGCGATTTTGTTTCAAAATATGTCGTTTTATGTCGCCAAATATAAAAAAACAAAACCACATAAAACAAAAAAAGCCCGCAAATTGCGGACTTCATCAAGTGACCCAGTCAGGATTCGAACCTGAGACCTACTGCTTAGAAGGTGATTATAGAATATACATAAAAGCAATTAAATCAATAACTTAACTGCTTTTTAAAGAATTTTGTTTGTATTCAAGTTGCTATTTATACATTATTTTCAACCAAGGAAACTGTATTAAAAGCCATTTCCGGAGCACAAAATAAGCAATAATTAAAAGAATAATCAAGATGATCCAAAAATAAAACCAAAAACCGGGTTGCCAACCTTCCTGGACAACATCTTTATTTTTAGCTTTATTTTTAGCTTCATATTGTAACATGTGTTTTTCAACCGTTTTTTCAACAGCAAAATCAATGTATTCATTTTTTGCAATTGAATCTTTTATTCGTTTTTCCTGTTCAACTTTTTTAGTTTCAATTTCTTTTTGTTGCTCTTTTTTAAATCGTTCTTCAATAATTGTTTTGGTTTTTCTTTCTAAAAGTCTGCCGGTTTTATCATTAAGGAACAGATCACTATTTCCAACTTGCCTAAAATCAGCCACAGGGTTTTGTAAAGTTTCTGTCACTTCAGTAGTTGTAGTCCTGGAATTATCTTCTGAAGTAGTTTCACTAAATTTTTGAATAAATTCTTTTTTCAATTCTTCTCTTAAAACTACTCGAATTGAATCCAGGCGTTTACTTTCATTTTGCTTTTCAGTTTGTTTTTCAGCAACTTCTTTCGCTTTAATTTCAGTTTCCGTTTGTGATTTGGTTTTGGTTTTTGTGCCACACCCATAAATCAAAAAATGAGCAGCTAATAAACTTACCATTATTAAAACTATTTTTTTATTTTTCATAACTCAATGAATTAAAGTGTTTTATAAATTGTTTCCTTTATTAATGAGGGAAACATATTGCTATGTTTATCATTTTAAAATTAAATAAGTAAAAATTGAACCTAAAACCAAAGCAATTATAAAATTGAAAAAAGGTTTTTTATAGGAGTAGAAAAACTCCTGAAATTCGTTTGTTTCCATAATTAACTTGGAATTTTACCAATTCTATCTTTACTCGCATATTTCGAGCTGTATTCAGCAATAGCATCAAAAGAAGGACATTCTTTAATTCGCTCCCATGATTCAATCACGCCATTACCGTTGCTGTCTTTGCTAAAGTCACGATGGCCCACAACGCCTAAATCTTTAGTAATATCTTTACCGTTTGCTTTAAGCCATTTTTTTGCTTCTTCAATACAATATTCAATAGCTGTTTTTTGTTTTGCAGTTCGAGTGTCTTTACCTTTGAATTTACCCGCTACTTTTTCAATACCACCAATGTAGCAGATGTTAATTGTTTTTTCATTATGATTTAAAACACCATTCACAATCTTACTGAAATCAGCAAGTTCAGAAACAATTCCGTTCAAATCAACCAATCGATGATAACCTGGTGACTGCCATCCTTTTGATTTCCAAAACGCTTCAATACTTTTTTTATCCCCAAATCCAGCGGAACAGTGAATAACGATGTTTCGAGTGTTAATTGCTTTCGGCATTATTTCCGTTTTTAAGTTTATCTAAATCTAGATCTTTTGTAAAATTTTCAAGCTTACCAACAAGAGCATCCGGCGGGAACCTTCCATTGGTAATGATTTTTATATTTTTCATTGCTGAAATGGCCGGATAAAGAATTACCAATATTCTACCAGTCATTTTTGTGTAACGATAAATCATATCATCTTCAATAGTTACATGTGCCAATCCCTCCATTAAAAATGCAAAAGCCACAACCATTGATATTTTAACTGCAAAGCCGGTGATATTTTTTTTAAAGCAAAAATCATTTCTATAAGCCGATGAATGAACAATACTTCCCAAAGCATGATCTATTAATATACAACCCAAAGCGATGTTCACATATCTTTGATTTGCCAAAAACCACAATGATGCTTCATCAAAAATTAAAGTAGAAACCATTCCAAAAACTGCTGATAACTGAAAAGCATCAATAAAATTCAGAAACAAAGTTGACGACATACATCTACTAATCATTTGATTTTGGCATTAAAAAAGTTAATATTAAAACTATCACAAATACAATCCTGTCAAACCAAAGGGAGTAAAATTTAAAATCAAAACAAGCTCCTAAGAAGTTATAAATTGCGATTATCAATAATCCAAGCGCTGCAATCTTAGTAAACCAACAAAACTTAAAATAAGGATTCCAAAAATAGGCTAAATATACTAATCCGGTTAAAATTGAATAGCCAACGGAATTACCCAAATAAACCCATTGGTTGTCAGTTAAATCAACAAATGAAACCGCAAACGTGGCGATTATTTGTATGATTGGGATTAGATATACATATTTTTGGAAGCCTTTCATTGTTTACTCTTTTTTGGGGTTTTTAATTCCACCACCAATTCCTTCAACTTCATTTGCAAGGTCATTGTTATCAACAACAAACTTGTCAAATAGTTTTTGTTCCGCTTCGGAAACTTCTTTTTCAAAAGCCACTACGATTTTCATTTTTTCTAAGTTTAATAGTTATAAAATACACTGCAAATCCAATTACAAAAAACAAGTTAAATAAAACATAAATCTCAACTGCAATAACCGGCAGCATCGCTATTATAGGTGCAAAAAATCCACCAATTCCACCACCAATAACATCTTCCATTTGTGGTTCAATCTTAAACATTCCTTTCATTGCAAATTCAAAAACGGCGTTTAAAACAGCACCACAAATAATATAAACTAAGATGTGGAAGATAAACGGCGTTTCAGAAAGGCTCAATCCATTTAAATTGCTTTTCATTTCAATATAGGCAAATAATGCCGATGTAATTAAAATGTGTTTGTACGATGTTGCTAATAATTTTTTCATAGTTTATATAAATTAGTGAGTTTACTTCCTTTAAATGTTCCTTTTATTCGATGTCTGATTATATTCAAAAAGGTGAATCGTGTCAAAATATATCGTTGAATAATATATGGAAGTCCGTAATTCAGCGTAATCATTACGTCAAACATTTCCCTGTCGACTGCATAGCCTACAAATCCCATCGAATTACGCCAATCATGAACTAACGCTGCTATTTCAAAAGATGTTGCTGTGTGCCATTTTTTTGAGAACGTTGCTCCATCAAATGTGAACTTGTCTGCTTTATAATCTTCCCAGGCATAATGAAACAATAAGCGAATTGGATGCTTAAAATCTAAATTTTTCAATTCGCTTTTCATGTAGGAATCAGCAAGTTGTTTTTCAAGTTCTGTCAGTTCACTATATAATTTGTTTTTTCTCATTAAATAGAAATCATTTGAATTGTCAATACTTCTGCTTGTTCCATTGTCAATTTTTCCGGCACGGTTTCCATTATTAAAATAATTTGTAATGCTTTATCAAAATTAGCCGTTTCAAGCATTGTTAATGCTTTTGTTCGACCCCTTTCAATCATTGCTGTGAATTGATTATAAGCTAACTCACCAGCTTCATACATTTGAATTATCAAAACATTCATATTTTCGCTTGTAATACCAAAATCATTCGCTTCGTCAGCAATCATAGCTTCAACAGAAGTGTTTACAATTTCACCTTTGGCAACTTTATATTTTAACTTATACTGTTCGGCCTGTTCATAGATATATTCCCATTCACCTTGTTTATTAATAGATGATGCTAAAGCCCTTCTTCTTAAATAAGTGAAAGCATTTTGAATACGTTTAGTATATTCAGTAATTAATTCTTCATTAGAAATTGCTGAAACCCAAGTTCCGTTTTCATTTCTTACTCTAGCAATATCAGTTGGCACTGGTGTTGTAGAGAAAAACTCCCAACCCTCATTCGTTTCTGATTTTATTCCTAAATAGTTTCCTGATTCGTCTGTTTTGTAATACATAATTATGTTATGGATTTAATTTTTGAAGCTCTTAAAGTTTTAATAGAAGCAGTTTCTGTTGCATTACCTAATTGAGCTGTGATAGTTATTTTAAATGCAGATGAATAAGTCAATGAAACATTTGAAAACACAGCACTAGTTCCTAAAACATCAGATATTAATGATGTTGTTGGAGTGATAACACGAACTAAATTCCCGCTTAAAAATGAAATATTTACTCTTTGCATATTTAAACCTCGATTGTTTCCGGTATAAGTAGCAATTAATTCATCTGAAGTTGTTCCGGTGGTTCCAAATCTTATTCTATAAGTAACATTCGCCACAGCTCCTGATTTTTCTCCTGAAATTAAAATAAGCATCGTGTCACCAGCTACAAAAAAACCACCAACAACATCGTCAGAGCTTAAAACAGTTTCCAGCAAGTCACCAGTATGACTTCCAAATGTTCCGTTTTGTTTTGAGATGAATATGTTTTCAGGAATATCCTCTGTTGTCGCTAAATAATAAGTTCCTGAAGAATTTTTTGGATTAGGCTTGTATAAAATATCTAAATTTTCTGAAGGTTCTTCAGTCTCATTTTCAAAAGAAAATGATTGATTTTTTGATCGGCTTTCAAATGAATTTTGCTTATATAAACTCACATCACCATTGCCAACTGATATTGCTGAATAATTAAAAATATTATTAATTAAATCGTCATAATTACTACTTAAAGATATTTGACCTTGTGCTAAATAAAAATAAACCCGTTGGAAAGTATCCAAAAGATCCCTTGTCATAGACAGGCTGATAATACTCTGCAACTGGTCCTCCCTATATTCCCCTAAATTGATAGATATAACATCATCGTTAATATCTGTAAATTCAGCAGTTTTACCATTATCCAGTGCACCCTGCAAATCCTGACTAACAGTAATCCCGGCCAAAAAAACACTTCGCAGCATTTTATAGGTCACACCACCGGATATAACTAAAACATAATCTGTATTTTCCGCCGTATTGCGTGCCGGCAACGCTGATCCTTTTATTTTTGCTATACTCATAATTCAATCATTTTATCATCTTCTGTTGTTATAACCACATTATCTTCTGTCGCTAATAAGCGAATAATACCTTGATTCCATTTTTTTGCCGTGAAGCGAATTATATGAATTACATTATTTATCATTTCGGGATGATTTGAGATTGTTCAACGTCGTTAATTATATAAAAATCACTCACTGCTCCAGGTTTAATAAAACTCACTTTACATGGTAAATTATTAGTAATTTCAAAATCACGTCCATTACCCGTGATTGTAATTCCTATTTCAGCTAAAGCATCTAAATCAGGGGTTAAAAAATCTTCATTATACCAAAGAGAGACTTCTCGATACGTGTTTTCAACAAATCCAGCTACCTCAAACCGAACCGTCATTGCGGTACCATCAGGTATATCCGTTGTAGGCGTTTCTGTACTTTGAGCATCACGAACATAAGAACTACGCAAATCAAAAATTTTATCAGTTCTAAAAACATTCCAAACAATTGCACCACCTTCGGTTTCATAAGTCAGTTTATCCAAAACTTCATTCAAAGCTTCTTTTTCTGATCCCGATAAATCACTATATTTAAATGTATTTAAAGGCAGGGCTTCACTGGCATAGTTGTTAACTATATCAATAGTAGTATCGGCATGAATTGTTTTTCTGTCAATCTTAGTGTTCAATTGAATTACTATATCACTCATAACTAATATCTGTTAAAACTTCATATTTTACTTCACGGCCTGTTATAGTTGTTTTGCTGTTAAACAAATCAATTTCAATTCTACTTGCCACAAAATCACGCGGTTCGTTATCATAATAAAAACTTGTCACTTCACCCGGAAAATACAATCCTAAAAGCGTTCCTTCAACCGCATAATAATTATCAGGATGCATTTGATGAATAATTTTTGCCAATGTTTCTACAAAATTTTGTATTGATGATTCGTTATAAATTTTCCAAAACAAACGTTGATTCAAATCTTCTTCAGGATAATTTGAAAGCAAAATTGTGAGTTCATCACCGGCTTCTATTTTTGGTAAATAACTATAATCACTTGGTATTTTAGGATTACCATATCTATCTGTTAAATAATACAAATATTTTAATGATGCTAAAGTTATTCTATTAGTATATACACTATTAAAAAAATCCTGATTACCATTTTCACGGGTAATAAATAAAGATTGTTTTTTTAATTGCTTAAATAAGATATTTTCAACTTGTGATGATATTTGAAAACGCCAGGAAAATATTTTATTGATTGAATTAGTAGAGTTAAACGTATGAAGGTTTTCAACATAAACCTGTGTTGCAACAGGAACATTTTGTTGATAAGGCAATAATTGAATTCCTAGCCCGAAATTAGGACCTTGACTAATTTCAGCAGAAGAAACAAGATCTACATCTAATTCATATTTATTACTAAAATTTAAGTCACGACTTGCAATTAAATTCAAATCAAGTCCATTTTCAGGAATTAATTCTATTTTTTTTACATCAAGCTGAAAATTACTCATTAACCTTCCGCTAGCCAAACCAACACCATAAGCAGAATTTGATACCGGACTTAAAAATTGTAATTCCGCAAATCCATCTGTATCCAGTTCAAAAGTTGTATCTAAAACATAACTTAAAACCTGAACATTAACATCTTTTTTTGATTTATAACTAATAAAAAAATCATTCTCTAATCGATAATTAACTCCTTGACGATTACTAAGCACCTCTACACCATTTAACATTAATCTATAAAGCAAAAAGTTATCAAAATGTCCACCAGGTATTCCTGTATTTATAATCCAATTTGCACTAGCTAAAGGGAAAAAAAGTCCAAAAAATTCAACATCTATTTTTATACGATATTTTTTATTTTTATGTAAATAAGGCTTTATTTTAGATTTAAAATAATTATTCAAAGCATCATTTTCTGAAACAACATAAGCATCACCAATATTACCCCCCAGGGTTCCAAAAGAAAATCTATGTTGATCTTTAAATACTAAATTTAAAGCACCTACTTTTAGCCAATAATCTAAATAGGAAGTTGTTTGACTTGTTTCATCCCATTCGTTGTTTGTCATAATTCCAAAATAGGCATCACGATCAACCAAATCATCCGGAAATAAATTATCAGAACTTTTACCTGTATAATTTATAAAAACTTCTTTTAAAGGTGATTTGATTCCAAAATTTAATGTTCCTTTTACAAAATCAAATTGCTGCTCTTTTCGAGTAAATTCTAAATTACTTTCAAAAACACCAGCTTGATCAAAAAGCATGGCGATTCCTGTTTTTTCAAATTTTCTATTTACCCCTTCAATATACCAATAACCTTCAAAAGACCGAAGTGTTAATAAATTTGATTGTAAAACAGACGACAATAAATCATATAAGTTTTCACCTTTCTTACCATCAAAATAAGTATTCAACTCTAAGTTTAAATAATACCACGGAATTAAAGCTGATTGAGGAACCATTGCGGGCATTACAACAAACTTTTGACTCAAACCCGTTTGTGCCATTATTTCAGAAAACAAACGCATGATATTAATTTTTCTTGCATATTCCCATGGTTTAAAATAGGAAGCTTTCAAGGTTCCAATCATGTCGGTTGCAGAAAATTCAACAAATAAATTACCGTTTTGATAGGGCTCTTTATATAAATCAGCTAATAAAAATCCCTGCCAAATCAGTTTTATATTTTCATCAGAATCAATTGCATTTAATTTTACTTTAAATCTTTTTTCATCACCTGTGAAAAGATGTTTAAAATGAGCATCTTCCGCATTTGGAACACGCATATCAAACTTTAATTCAGAAGTCATTAATGGCTCTAAAATTGATTCACCAGAATCGAAAACTAATTTAGGAGCTGATTGCCGGGTAAGTTCCACAATCAAATCAAGTTCGTTTTCGTAGGTGTCAATTATTTGAATAGAAAAATCAGCGATTTCAAACGCTTCAGGAACAACCACCGGAATATCATCAATCAATTCAGTTCCTGCAGTAATAGCACCCGCGGTTGTATTTAAAATAGTTGTTACTGTTGCATCGCCAGGAACAGGAAAATCTAAGTAAACAAACGGATATTCTATACTAACAACCAATGTAGGATAAGCCAATTGAAAGTTTGTATAAATATTTTGCAACGTATCTTCAGCAGTAGCTCCAATTTGTATTTGATTACTATTTACCGGAACACCATTAATAAAAGTAAAAGCCTGTGTGCTCGAATAACTTATATCCGGATTTGCCACAGTTATAACCAATGTGCTCCCATGAACAGGATTTGAATCGATTTCTATTGTTATTCTGCTTGGCATTATCTTTTACGATTATTTATTTTATCTGTTCTATCCAACACAATTCTGATTTTATTACCATCTAAAAGAATATCCTGCACACCAATATTCACATTAGATCCCGAAGCACCAGCAAGCATTCCGTATAAGCTTTGTTGTTGTTTACTGTTCAAAATCAACTCACCACTATTTACACGGGCTAATATTTTATCACCGTAATAAGATGTACCGCCAATAACACCACCCGTTTCAAACTTTGGAATAGCCGCAAAAGCAGCAATAACACCAGCAACAGCCGTTGCAATAAAAGCTGGGGTTGTAAAAACAGCACCAGGGCCTGTTGCTGTTCCTGATTGAGTTGCACCAACAATAACATTTGCTATTGCTACTGATAATAATTTAGTAATTGTTTGCAACAAAACTTTTGCAAAACCTTCTAATCCTGTTTCCGCCAATCCTAAACTTTCAATAAAAGAATTTCCTAAACTCATAAAAGCTTCACCAACAGAAGAAGCAACAACACTCGTCATTTCATTCATGGCTTGCATTTTCAACGAAAGAGAATCCATTGAAGTTGCTAAATCATCAGTCAATACTTTTCCGGCAATTAATCCTGTTTTATCAAAATCGCTTTTAATAACAATCGGTTCAATTTTCTTTGGAACAAAAGACAATGTGTCAATTTCCTTTTGCAAAAGATTGATTTCATTTTGAATTAAGTTATAACCGGCTGCCGTAGTAACTTGTTCCTTTTGAAGCTGTTTCAGTTTAGCAATTTCAGCTTCAAAATAAGCAATGGTTCCTTTTTTAACTAAAGCTTCTTTAACTCCACCAAGTCCGCCGGTAGCAGTAGTTAATTGCTCAGTACCATTAATAATACCTTCAAGCAGTTTTTGTTCTTCATTATAAAAATCAGCAATCACTTTTCCACCGCCGGAAACTGTTTTCTTTAATCGTTCAAATTCTTGAATTTCTAAAGCAGTACCGTTCGATTTTAATTTGCGTTCCTGTTTCAACAAAGCTTCTTTTGCTTTAAGTTGTCCGAGTTCTAAAGCAAATCGTTTGTTTGCTAATTCTTTCAATTCCGCTTCAGCGGCTTCAACTCTATATTTTTGCAATAAAGCATTAGTGTAGTTTTCAACAGCCACTTTTGCTTTATCGGTATTTATTGTTTCTAAAGTCAAGTTACCCAAAAATTCAGGCGAAAGTTTGTTTAAGTCTTTAATAGCTTTTTGACGTTCAACATCGCTTTTGTTTTTGTCTTTTGCAATAGCCAATAAACGATCTAATTCAACCCGTTCCTTTAATAAATTTTCAGAAGCCTTTTCGTTTATTTTATCTAAGGTTGTTTTTGTTTTAACCACTTCTTTTGTGGCCTGACTATAAGCATATAAAGCACCAACCACTAATCCAACCGCCAAAGCAATTGCACCAAACGGATTAGCCGCAATCGTAGCCGTTAAAGAAGCAAAAGCAACTTTTACCGCTGCAAACCCGGCAACCATAGAAGGAACCAAAGTCAACACG